GTGTATTACAAAAGCGTTTTATCATAATTAAATTTTCGATATGAGTCTCAACGATGAGAAGTCTTATTCACCAGAATCTACAGATTCAAAAGATCAGGTGATTTATCCACTTAAGGAAAATAGCTGGGACAGTTATTATGAGTTTGTTTCCCTTTTGATAAGATTAAAGGCATCAGGAAGAGAGTTTATCAGACAGGATTCAGAGTTTCTCTTTAAAAAGAGGCACGATATCTTCGAAACTTTTGTATTGTCAATGTTCACACTGCCTTTCCAGAGTGAAAAAAGCTTCTCAGAGTATGGCTTGTGTGATAGCAATAGGACACCTGATATTATACATACACAGAATAAAAAGGTTTTCATAATAGAATTCACAACATCATATAGAGCTTACAGATCTTACATCAACAAGGAAGGATTTACAAAATATGATAGAGAGAAGGAGATGTTAAGTAAATTGGGATTTGAGCCAGTCAGCTACTACATTTTCTGCTCATATGATATGGATCTTCTAGATCTCACATCTCAGATAGAAACTCTTTCAAGGGATTTGGACATGAGACTCGACAGTGATTTTAATGAAAGCTGTGAGTTCTTTTTAAATGAATACAAAAGATCTGTCGAGATAATACTGCTTCATCTTCAAGAGCTTCTTGAAGATTGGAGTGTCGTCAAGGATCTAAACCTACCTAAGCCTAGATTTGATTTCAAACAAGTTCACACTGAAACAAAGATTGAACCTTACATGAACAGGCCTAGGAGGATTATATTGAGTCATCTCCTAAGAAAGAAGGAAGCATTAAGAAAGCAGTTTAATGCACGTTCATCCAAGCTAAAGCTAAGTTTATCATTTATATCTTTTAAGACAACATTTTCTCTTGTTATAGACATGAAGGGCAAGAGTGTATCAGAGTGGATGGAACTTCTTGACAATCCTGTGGAGATGTCAGCTCACATCAGATTCGTGGGTGATATCGTTTTCCCTGAGATCAGATCAACCAGAGACCTGCCCATTAGATCTTATAGGAAAACTGAGGAAGTCAATGAGATAGACATATTGAATAGGATTAAAAACAGTGATTGTGATGGCATTGTTAATTACAGTGTCTCTGAAGAGATAAAAATCATTCCCGAAAAATACAAGTCAAAAATTGATGATTGTAGAGGGAGACCAAATGTCATAATAATGGAGAAGTCTTCATTCATAATTCCACCGACTGAATTATGTATTCAAGGAGATAAATTCTTTGATATAAAGATTGGTGATGAAATATTTGACAGATGCATGGAGAGATCAAAAGCATCAGTTGTCAAGGTTGAGCCCTATGATAAATTATTCAACCATAAAAGGTTGTCTAGCATATCTGCAAGAATTAAGGAGATAAATACTGAACTAGGATTTAATGTTTTAAACTTCAAAAGACGTGAATTCATACTTATTAGCAATAGAGTTGAGTTATTCAATGAAGCTATGTCTCTTCGTAATGAGAGATCTCAAATAATTTCAACTCCAGGCAGAGGATATTTTAAGAATAAAGTAACATTTAGCAAGGACGTTCTTGAAATGAGTGTTAATTGGGGCAAAACAGGGAAGGAAGTTTGCCATCCTGAAACTGATCTCGATCATCTTCAAAACCTCTTTAACAATATAATCGAAAGCATGAAAAATTTTAGGGTTGACACAACAGACTCACTTATATGTGACACTGAGCCAGTGGCACTAGATTCATACACAATTGAGATGTTCCAGGAAGTGTGTGAAGTGAATGAAGAGTTCAGGAGGCTCAATCTGGCACATTGTTTGCAATTTTACCATAGGATGGCTTATTCATTGACTTATTACTCAAACTGCTCATCCAATAAAAATGATGTCTTTTACGATAATTTGGGATATTCAAACTGCATGCTTATGGTTAAGGGTGGAGGTAGCAAGATGATGAACTCAAATTATTCAAGGCTTTTTAGAGTTTTTATACCAGTTAACAGCAGTGTTTATAAACTTTCGAAGTCAAAAACTAATAAGCAGATATTTTATGATAATAATTACTACATAATGACAGGTTGGAGACAAATCAAGATAGATCTTGTTAAAAAATATCATGAGCTTTTTTATCAATACTACAGCTTATACTATGACCTTAGAGTTAACAAGAGGATGAGTTCCAATCAAATTATAGACTTCACTTCTGTCAAAATACTCAATATGTTCAATCAGAAGAGGAGGGTTGAGTCTTGGTTTTCAAACTTACGTTACATATACTTTAATTCTCTTGGTATAAGGAGTAAAATGTCTGATACAGTGTCTGATATGGCAGTTATAGATTTTGATCCTTACATATATATGATGCAGAGACTTTTCATAAGAAATTTCTTGAATGTTTACAATTCTATAATAAGCTCTGAAGTATTTTGCATATTCAAAGAGCAGGTTGTGTCCAAAAAGGATTTGCTTTTTTGCAAACTTGATGAGCACCTATTTATGGTTAAGGCTGCTGTCAATATAAATCTGGAGAAAAGAGAAAACTTCAAGAAATTTTTGGAGATACATAATGAATTTCTTGAGATTTCAGGCGGAGGAAACGACTACCTTGCCCAGACTTCTAGTGATGATCCAAGCGAATGTGCTGTCAATGATTTCATGTTTTCTCCCAAACTTTGTCAAGCAGTTGGTTCTTATGCATCAAAGTTGATAAGAGAGCTGGTGGGCAAAGAGACTCTATCTTCAATTTTTGACAAAATAATCACAGACAGCTACACATCTATCAAAACTGCAAGAGGTATGAGATTAGATGGTGTTGATAGAGGCAAAGGTAAGAAGGGAAATCAGATAATTTTAGATTCCTTCCAAACAAGTGTTGTTCTTGATGTTGTTCAAACTTTAAAAGAAGATGCATCCAAATTTAAAAAGCTTGAAGCTAAGTATGAAAAGAGCTTTTTAGATGCAATTAAGGAATGTCTTGATGGGCCTCTCATATTTGATTTCCAAAGCAAGATACAATATAAGGGTTCTAGAGAGATATATGTTATGTCTCACAATACCAAGGTTAAACAACAACCAATAGAAAAGTTTCTAAAGGTTTTATGCAGATACTTACCTAATGAATTAGTGAATGTGTCCAGTGATGTCAGACCCAAGATTATACATTCCAAAGTTAAAATGAAGGAAGAAGGGAAAGTGAGGATTTTTGCAACTATGGATTGTAGTAAATGGGCAACCAAGAACAACATATTTAAATACTGGTATATGTACCAAGGGTTAAAAGACTGCTTGCCGAGAAATTTCTGTGATTACTTTGAATTTTATTGGCCCAAAATGTTTGAAAAAATTGTGATGGTTGACTTCAAAACTGTAAGAGATTTAAGAAACAACCCCAAGACTAGAGATCTTTTAAATTTTGACTCAGAGAGGATCGACAAATTGATAGAAGATGACAAAATGCTTGAGGAAGAGTATACATCAAGCATAAATGGTGTTATTGACAAAAAGATGAGGCAGAAATTGAAAAATGTTATGTACAAATCAAAGGTAAGTTATGTTGATTTCAAAATACCTTACAGCTTCCTAATGGGAATGTTTGGTTATTTATCATCATTTCTGCATGCAGCTTCACAGTTGTATTTCATTGACAAGTTTGGGCCTGTCTATGGTGTTTCTTCCACATTCATAGCACATAGTGACGACAGTGCTGGTGTGATGATAGCAAAGGATGAAAACTCAATACTAAAATTCTTTTCAAAATATCAAACCTTCCAAAAGATGTTGAATCACAAACTTTCTATGAAGAAAAGCAATTTATCTTATGTTGGTTTTGAAATGATATCTATTATGTATATAAATGAATCAATAACACCGCTAACACACAAATTTTTAACCAATGTAAGCTATGAGCCAACAATGCAAGGATGGAGGAGTGACATCAGCAAAGGTGTTTCAATAGTTAATGACATATTCTCAAATGGTGGTTGTCTCAATTCTTGCTATAACACTTTCATGAGTTATCAGGAGCTTGTAAGGAAGATATATCATTTGCCTAAAACAAGAGATATGAACATTATAAGTGTGGACTTCGGAGGTACCCTGAATGTGAACCCGCTTCTTCTTTTGATCTTTGGTGTTAGATCATCTGAACTTGTGTCAGACATATGTATGGATGAGGAGTGTTATTATATAAAGAAGAATTTGGGCGACATCTTTGGGGGATACATACCAGGATACGGCTGCAACGTTGAATGCTGGAATCCATTATATAAAGCATTCGAAAAGGATGTTGATCTTGATAATGAGTCTAGAAGAATTGTGAAATCATTATCATTATGGAACAACAAAACAACTCTATCAGATTTTGTGAGTCTCTTTGATTCGCTTCATGATTTCTCCTTTTACTCAGGACTTCTAAACATTGACACAAACAAATTTTATCAAGCTTGTATGATAAGCAAATCTAAAGTTTTCAGATATGTGGGAAATGATGATTCAAAGAAGAAGGAGATTGTAGCTATGGCAGATTTGAGGAAAATAATACCTAAACTGGTCATTGATTACACTAAGGTTCGTGATTTGAGGTTGTCACATCAAAAAACACCTGATCACAAGTTTGTTTATGAGCTCTACTCTTTAGGCTTAAAATACAGTGAATTTGATCACGAAACAAAGATACAAATGAAGCCTATAACATTTGATATGGAAAGGTACAATTTAGGGTTTCTAACAACTGAACAAATAAATAGGATGACAGCTTACAACATATTTCCTGATATATGCAAGATTGATGCTCTCCCAAATAAGATCCCGACATTGCACAGATATTTAATGCACAAGATTGATGACGTTGATGCCTTTTTGAAAATATTGATGTATGAGAAAAATAGAAAGGCTTACAAAAATGCAACTGTGAGACAACCCTATTCTTCAAATAACAGAAATCTAGGTGATTCCACAGCCTCAATACTGATGTATTCTACCAAAGAGGGCTACACCTCAAGACGCAACATCAGGTTTCAGCATGTTGACTTCTGCAGGAATTTTTTTGAAAAGGATAATGAGCATCTTTTTTATGCAATTAAGATGTTAAAATATTGTGAATTTAACAAAATCAGAGAGACATTCAAATGCTGCAGTTCAGAATACTTTGACAGTCTGGAAGATATTGTAAAAAATCCTGGAATACCACATAATTGGAATGGTCCTTTTGCAATTTACAAGACACGTCAGTACAAATCAGAGCTCAGATGGACAGGAGATTGTGAATTTGATCTTTACTGTTACGGCTCCCTTTACCAACATAGAATAATTGATGGAGTTGTGAGGTTAACTCTTTCAACATTGTCATCATCACTCATAAATGTATCATATCCAATATATGAAACCTTTTGTCAAACCAGAGACATAAGACTGCCTGACAGGAATTATGAGATGGTCGGATACTCATACCCTAAAATAGTTTTGGAAGAAGGTTCGTTTAGACTCTCAACACCTGGTGAAGAAGCATATGTTTTTGTAAATAGCAGAGTTTTTGAGACAGAGGTATACACACCGCCAATACACTATTTTGAAGGAACCTTTTATCATGATGACGAGGTTTGTGATCTGGAAATAATTTATAGGGAGCATATATCACCTGCATTCTACAAAAATCACAACATGAGAATTTTGAAGCATGTTATCTTCTTAAACAAGGCAGAGGTCGACATTGAAACATTTTTTGAAAACTTTGAGACAAGAAAGATATGTCGTATAATGTCTCTAGACCCTTCAAATTCAACAGGATCTGACTTTTACAAGAAGTATTACAGGACAGGATATCTAGGTTGCGAATCTTCATTTACTCGGGCTTGTGCTATTGCAGATGACAGGGGTATAATCTCTTACAATTATTCAGGATCACCCAAATTTAAGGATATAACTCCATTTGAGAAGATGACCTTTAGAGGCATACCGATTCTAGATATGTTCTCTAAAGTTAACTTGAGTAGGCTAACATGGAAGGAAGTTTCAGTATTGCAATCAGTTGCAACAGGCGAAGTCAATGATGATGTTATTAATAAACTGGAGAAAATAAGAGAGAAGATAGGACTAAAGTCAACTGAGGGGTCTATAGTGATATTTTCACTCATAGCACAAAACATGTGTGCTGGAGATATAGCTGAATTGCCTATATCTATACAAGAGGAGATGGTTATATGCTGGATTAAGGCTATAGAGTCTGCTTACCCAAAGAATGAAATAATAACAAAGAAAGAAATTTTTAATATGATCAATTTTTACACCCAAACTAGGGATTACATCAACTTTTCAAGGTTTTTGGCAGACTGCTTGAAGAAATCACTGGTTAACACATTTTTATTTAAAAAACAAATTGATGCCAATTTCATGACTCAGTCAATGATATACAATTCAAAAAATGACAATTTAAGGATGTGCATATCTGCGTGTTTGCATACTCTTGTCACAAAAAAATCCAAGGAAGAGTATGTTGACATTTTCAAAAAAGTAAGATCCTATAATCTTAGCGAAACTGAAATACAATTTCTAGATTCTGAGAGAGCAGAGGAGTTATTTGAACTTTGTAAGTATAAAAATATAAAGATAGATGTTGGATTGGCAGAGATACTAGTTGATGGTGAGCTGAAAGATGCAATAGAATTTGAGATACCTGAAGATGATGATGAAGAGAATTATGAGTTTACAGATTATGTGGACATAATAAATGAGAGGAATTTTGAGATGGGTGAACCTGTCACAATGAACAATATAGGTTTGGATCTATTGGGTGGAGGAGATCTGTTTGAGGACCTTGAAGAAGATGATATTAAAGTATCCAATATAAAAGAGAGAAAATTCGATGGTCCAGAGATAACATACTACAGCAGAGATATAGAATCAGATAGAAATTTCATAGGTATAACATCAAGATTTGACTTCAGCAAAATTACAATATATAGTGTGAATCATCCAATGCTGATACCTTGGTTAGGGAATTGCAAATTGGAGGTAAGTGATGACAACATCTACAAATACAAGATTTCTTACCCCGGTGAAGATGAAATAGATTTGAAAGACTTCTTAAATAAGCCTGAAATACCCAAAAGGCTCAACCTCAAAGAGCTTACAAGAATTGAAGTTGATGAAGAAGAAGAGAAGAAGAAGATTCTAAAGAGAGATGAAGAAGAAAAAATTATGTCAAATGAGTATAGAGGGAGGACTTTGAAAAAGATAAAAGAGATAATGATCAGCTGTGGTCTTCCTTTTGCTGAAAGAGAATTCTTGAGAAGAGGTGTTCAACCTCTCATAGATGAGGATATGTTGAAGATATTGGGGGATGTTATGAGCAGGCTTGAAACAAGTGTTGAGAACATAATCCTCAAACGTAAGAAAAACGATATGATATATGAAGGATTCAATAAAATTATGAGTGATCCACAACTTGAGGCTGAGCTAAGACATATATTCGGATCACACTATCAAGATATAGTTAGAGGTAACTTCTCGATGACTAAAGTCACTTACGATTTTGTTTTGAACAGCATAATATCAAGGATAAAAAGTGATGACAACAACAGAAATATGGTTCTATGTTTCTTGTGCTCTGTTTTGAAAGACTCGATAGCAGGTGAAACAACAGATTCTTGGTTTCTAGATGCTGTTTTAAATGTACTTGATAGATACAAAATAGAAAGGAAAGATGTTGTGTTGTATTTCCCTGGATATGTCGTTAATGATGATGATGTTAAGTTTTCAATAGACATTGAAAAGGGTTATGAATCCAATTAAAATTAGATAAAATATGAAGAAAATGATACGCTTTTGTAAACA